GATGTGGTCGCGTGGAATACGAAGTAATTAAAAAAGACATTGAAAACTGGATTGTAAACTATCTAGATACTCCTAGTAAAGCTTTTAATAATATTAAGCCATGTCCGTTTGCTAAAAAAGCTTGGTTTAATAATAATGTTAAGTTAGTTCTTGGTGGACGTAAAGAAGCTAGAAAAGAAATAGAACAATGGTCTGATGAATATGAGCTAGTAATAATTGCTTGTGATATTCTTTGGCAAGATATAGATACTTGGGAAGAAAGAATGAATGAAGTACATTCTAAAAACGATTTGTACATCATGGTTTTTGACCCAAATGCAGAAGAAAACTGTGATCCAGAGTTAGATGAAGAGGTCTGGGGATCTGTAACAGACGAAGATTATGGCATGATCTTTGTACAAAGACTACAAAATCTAAATAACCACTCAGAGTTTTTAGATAAACTTGGATACTATGATAAGTGTCCGGATTATTTTAAATCTTATATAGAAAAAAGGAGAATGTCAGATGGCAGGAATGAAGAAAGCAAGGAAGAAAGCAAAAAAGAACGCCCCAGCTATGGCTATGAAGCCTAAAAACAAAAAGAAAGTTGCGGGCAAAAAAGGCGCAATGAAGCGTTAATTTAATTAAAATCACTACTTGAAAGGAGCCATAATCATGGCAGATTCAGATTACGTCGAAACAATTGGTGCTTATGGCTCCTCATTGGGGTCCGATTCAAAACCAGATACAGAAGCATTAGCTAATGCACAGATTGATGTAGCCCTCCCAAGAACGGGAACGGGAGTTGACTTTGGAGATTGGTTTGAAGATACCTATCCCTTTGATAGAAACGGAACGGCTGCAACAGCAAAGATTGAGTTTACTGCAACCTCATTTCCAATCACTAACGACCAAACCATTAAGATTACTGATGCTTTTGGCACGGAAATTACTTATACCGTTAAGGGATCTCAAACCGTAAACGACCAGCAATTCGCTGGTGTTACAGGAAACTCTAACATTGCTACCTCTCTTGCCGCCTGTATTAACGATGCTAATGCTACAGATAGAGCAGCAGCAGGATGTCATGGTGGTACTATTACAGCGGCAGCTTCTGGTGCTATTGTAACCCTTACTCAAGATGTTGAAGGAACCGATGGCAACACCGAAATTGATATTACTGGCTTTAGTCAAGATGTTGTTACTGTTTCAGGACTTCATGGAGAAATGAATGGTATTAACCATTCCGGTTACAAGGGTTTCTCAGGCGGCACTGGAGTTGCTGCTACTGCAACTATCACAATTTTAGATAATATTACAGCAGATAAGACAATTACTATTATCTCAGAAGACGGCGCAGATGATGCTGATAAGCTTGGGGTTACTAAGGCATATATCGCTAAGACTGACGAAAATCTTACTACAGATCCTTGTCAATTTGATATGAACGAGTCTACTGTTACTCTAAAAGCTACTTCTATACATAATTGTATTCTTGATGCTGAAGGCGGACATAACGGTAAGATTGTTGTTTCACAAAATGCAGGTGTTTTAACTCTTAAGCAAAAGAAAGCTGGAGCTTTAGGAAACACAACCATTGCTCATTCTATTGCTGGTAGTGAAGCTACAATTACTAACTTTACTGGAGGCGAATTTGGCTTGGTAGGTCCGGGTTCTATTCTTCCCGGTAGTTCTGAAATGACTTTTACTGATCATGCAACCAACAACCATGCTATTATTCACACTGCTATTAAATCAGTATGGAAGAGATTTACTAAAATTAAAAAGTAAAGGAGCTTTAGATGTCTGGAATAGGAAATGGAATACAAAACTATAGGGACGTTAAAACATTAACGATAGATGGTTCTGTTAATCCACAACACGTTCCAGCGACAGCTACAATAACAATTAGCGATGTGACTAGTTTAGGAAATGGTCATACCTTTAGTCTACGAGACGGATTTAACGAAGAAACCACTTTTACACTTAATACTGGAAATAATACAACAACAAGTAATAATGTTGGTATACAAACTGGATATTTACTTCAAGATGTTTCTATTGTTGTTCAACAATTTAAAAATGCTGTTAATGATAGCACCTCTAAATTTTCTGCAATCAACAACGGTGATAGCGTTACTATAACGCAAGATGTTACATGGGGAAGAAATTTTGGTAATACTACGTTGGCAGGAGAAACTGTAGGAACAGGTTTATCTGCTAATACTACTTCTAATGGCAGTGGCGGATCAGCAACAGGTTTTACGTTGTCGAGTTTTTCTGGAGGTAAAGAAGGAATTGCATCCTTAAAAATAAACCAAACACAATTAGTAGGAAGAGGATCTTTTTCATATATTACAGCTACTAGAAAAGCAATTTTAGCATCAAGAACAGGAATGGCATCCAGTGCTACTCCTTTAAAGTTTAGAACTCCAGATGACTGGGATCTTAGCTGGCACCATAGATTAGGTCCTATTTGGACACCAGAATCTTGCACAGGATCTGTAAAAGGTTGGTTAACCTCGCAAAACTATGAAGTAAATACTCTTGATTTTCAACAAGTTGCTGAATTAACAGATTTAAGCAGCGAAAGTAATGATTATGTGCAAACAACAACAGCACAGCAGCCGCTAATAAATGACCCTTTAAGTAACCATAATAATTTTAATGGAGTAGTATTTGATGGTGCAAACGATAACTTATATAATAGTAGTTATGGAAGTGATTACAATGCAAGTGCTTCAGACGATTTTGGGTTATTCTTAGTTCTAAGAACGTCTAATGATGCTAATAATGTTCAATTTCCATTGCAAATGGCAAGCAGCGGAGCAAACGGATCTTTAGGAATATCTTTGGATACTACTAGCTCTGCTACTACTCTTAACGTAATCACTAGGGCTGGCGGCTCTAATACAACAGAAACATATTTAACTGCCTTTAGTCACAGAGAGGTTCAAGTATTTTTTATTGGTCGTGTAGATGGAGCGCAAACAGTTAGAGTAAATGGAAACGCTAAAACCGCAGCTTCTGCCGTTACTTGGCAAGACATTGCACCCGCAGGAACGGATTCAGTTATAGGAGAAACTTACTCCGGATCAACCGCTTCTGATTTCTTTTCAGGAGATTTCTTTGAGTTTATTTTCCTAGCTGAGACATCTTCTGACCAAGTTAAGAATGATTATCAAAAAATAGAGGGATATTTAGCGTATAAATATAACCTTGTAAGTACATTACCAAATTCACATCCGTATAAAAACGAAGCTCCTAGAGCTACATTATCCCTTTAAGGAATTTAAAATGGCTAAAAAAACTAAGAAAAAAACTAAGAAAAAAACCGAGAAAAAAACAAATCAAAAGACAACTAAAAAGGCTTCCACCGCAAGGGGCGGTATGACAGCAGGACGAAAAGCAATTGCTGAAGACAGAGCGGCTACTGATACTCGTGCTGGTCGAAGATCGCGAGGCGGTCCCACCCGCACCAAAAGTTTCGGTAGATTCGAAGGCGCAAGAAACCGAGGAAGATAAGGAAATAAAAAATGGCAAGTACAATTTCAGCAGCTACACTTACAGTAACCCATACTGAGGCATTGACTCTCAATGGCGTAGACAGAGGTGTAACTAATACATTAACAATTGCTTCGATTAACGAAGTAGATCACAGAATTATGACAATTCCAACAAGTGCTTTGTTTACTGTAGCATCTATGGGTGCTGCGGTAAGCGCAGGTACGTTTATTAACTCCGGTGTAAAATATATTAGAGTTACTAATAAAGATGATACTAACTTTGTTACCCTTGCTTTAGAAGCATCAGGTGACGCAGCTTACATAAAGCTAAAGGCAGGAGAAACTTTCCTTCTCTACAGCGATGAACTTGATGCTAATAACGCTGTGATTGCTCACGGTTCGATTGCATTTGGTGACATTACTAGTGTTAAAGCAAAAGCAGATACTGCTGTTGTTGATGTCGAAGTATTTGTAGCCTCAACTTAATAGGAGAATAACATGGACCCCATTTCAGCTTTACTTGCGCCAGAATTCATTACGATGATTGGCGGCTCGATTACCGGATTTTTGTTTAGATCTATGGCCGAACGCCGTGCAATGGAGCAGCAACGATTTGATAATACACTAAAGATGATTAGTGCTAATACCGAATCTAGAAATGCGGCCATTCAAAGGGTTCCTCATGATGCTGGCAAAGTAACAAGACGAATTATTGTACTTGCCATCTTGTTTGCCACTATGATTGCTCCCTTTGTTCTTCCTTTCTTTAGTATCTCTACAGTTGTAGAGCTTAAAGAAAATGTAGTTGGTCCCTTTTGGGGATTATTTGGTGAATGGCAAGATACATCATTTGAAACAATAAATGGATATCTATTCACCTCAGAAAATCGACAAGTACTGCTTGCGATTGTTGGATTCTACTTTGGCAATGCTGCCGGAGGTAGAAAGACATGATTGATTTTATAAGTAAAAAATCATTCTTATTATTCCTTTTAGGAATAGGTGGTTTTCTTTCCGCTTGTGACGCTGTAAAGATGCAGCAAGGTATATCCGAACAAGCAAGAGAGAATACCGATGCTATTATGGCATTACACAAAACAACCCTAGAAGCAAGCAGAGGCTTTTATACCTCTCCACTCGGCCTACTGTATGCTTTGCTCTTTTTATGGGTTACATATTTAACAGTAAAAATACTTTTTTCGTCCCCAAAAAGGACAACACAGGAGATTTAAATGGATACGAATAACGAGACTCCACAGGCTGCTCCAGAAGCAACAACCACGGAACAATCTCAAGGGATGACTCCAGAACAAACTCAAGTAAATAATGAAAGACAAGCCTTTGAAAGGCATGTACAGGAAAACGGAGAGGCAATTCCTGAGAACTTTAAGGATGCAGGTGCGTGGTTTGATTCACTTAAAGGCGCACAGGCAGAGTACACTAAAGCTCGTCAAGAGGTTGCAGAGCTTAAGAAGAATTTTGCAGAAGGCAGTACTGAAAACCCGAATTATGTAGCTCCAGAAGAGACAGAGGCTCCTGTAGAAGAAGCCCCTAAGTTAGATATGGATAAGCTGGAAATTCCAGAAGCTGCCCCAGAGCCGGAAGAGACAACTGCTCCCAATGGTAAGGTCATTCAGCCAGAAAACTGGGCTGAGTGGGGATTCGAAATTGATAATAATAATGGAAGCCTTACAAATGAAACAAGAGAAGCTATTAAATCTGAATTTGGTGTTCAAGACGCTATTATTGATGAAATTGTAGCAGGACGAAAAGCTATGATGAAACAAGCTGTTAATGATGCAGCCAGTGTTGTAGGTTCTGAACAAGAGCTTAATACTCTTATGGATTGGGCTTCTAAGAATCTTCCTGCTGATGAACGAGCTAAAATTAACGAAGGATTACGAACCCCCGCGTGGGAAACCGTAATGCTTGGGTTAAAAACTAAGTATGAATCTTCTGTACCCTCTCAGAAAGCAAAAGAACCTACTAGTATGGTAGAGCAGGTACAGCCAACTGCTAATGTTGGTCCTGTTGAAGAACCCTTTGCTTCTAGAGATCTTATGCTACAAGCAATGAGAGACAGAAGATATACTAGAGATCCAAAATATCGCGCCGCTATTGAAGAGAAGATGCGTATCACCTTCGAAGCTCAAGGCGGCATGATGTAAGTTAGGTTGATTGCGTCGAAATCGGATAGCAAATCCCCCTTCGGGCAATGGATGGCTTTTCGCCGTAAGACACCTCGCTAAGACTCCTTTCAAGGAATAATCAAAGCGTGTGATAATCACCTTCTATTATTTTATAGATAGTCAAATTCTTTGAAAGGAAATAATAATGACTACTGCATATCCCTACGCAACAAAGCTTGGTTTCGGTCGTTCAGACACCGCAGCCAGTGTAATTGCTGGCACTACTGGTGGTCCCAGTGGCGCAAACAAGCTATGGCTTCCCGTATGGTCGGGTGAAGTCCTTGCTGCATATGATTCTTATCGAATCTTTGAACCCCTCGTAACCTCTAAGACCATTCCCAGTGGCCGAGTAATGGAATTCCCAATTACTGGTACTGTTGATCTTAAGGCTGCTTGGGGTGCTGGTGAAGAGCTAGTTGGTAACACTACCGCCTATACCTCAGACACCATTGCTGTTCGTTTGGATAACCGTCCAATCGCTGCTCACTTCGAAGTCGATAACATTGATATGATGATTTCACAGTGGGAATATCGTAGCGAACTTGCTCGTCAGGCTGGTCTTGCTCTTGCAAACGCCAGAGATAAGCAAATCCTTGCTACTCTAGTTCGCGCTGCTTGCGAAGACAGTAGCTTCTCATCAGTTACAGGCACCAACGTACCAAGTAAGATTGATGGTCAGCTTTACAACAGCACCACCTTCGCTCACCTTGGTAACACTGGTTCAAGTGCTGCTAACAGAACTGATGCTGCTCTTCTCCTTCTTCAGAAGATTGAAGAATTCCATGTATTCTTACAGGAATCTGATATCGTAGCAGAAGGCACTTACTGCGCTGTTACCCCACAGACTTTCGCTGACATTCGCGCCCTTGGTGTAGCCAGAGATAACTCCGCCCTCGTCGGTGGTGCTGGTCGCCCAATGTTCGGTGGTGTTATGGAAGCCGGTGGTCTTGGTACTGGCCTAGAAGACGGCATGAACGCTCTTGCAGATACTCTTGAGTACATGGGATGCACCATTGTCAAGAGTAACCACCTTAAGACCCTATTTAGTCAGAACATCAAGACCATTGCAGGTGTTGATAAGGGTCAAGCTGCTGGCGGCGGTACTTATACTTCTGATGGCCTTGCTGGTTCAGCAGCTATCGGTGATGATAAGTACTCTGCTGGTTATGCCCGAGTTGGCGCAAAGGCTATCCTTTGGAAGCCAGAATGCATTGCCTCGCTTTCACTTCAAGGCATGAAGGTTGACAGCGTTGAGGATGTTCGCCGTAACACCAACTTTACTGTTGCTTCGATGATGGCTGGTACTGGTGTTATTCGTCCCGAGTGTGCTGCTCTTGTTTATAACAACTCAGCACTAACCGCTCGTTCTGCCCACGCTAGTAGTGGTCTAATGGGTGGAGATGGTCTTGATATTACTCCTGAGTAC